GGGGGGGGGCGGGCGGGGGATTCCACATCTGGCGGGAGCCTCTCAAATATAAAACTTAAGACACAGCAGGACGCTTGCGGTTATAAAACTCCGCATAGAAGGTGATCTTAGTGATCGTGTTTAGATTGGGGGTGTTACCATCCGGGCACCACGTACCAATATGCCAGAAACCGAGCTGGGCAGGGTCAGCGCTAACGAGAGCTCCAAAATCAGTACCAGCAGTCTGAACCTTACTGAATCCACTGACTCGCTCCATATCCATATAATGAGTGAGCTTGGTCTGACCAACACCGGGGTAACCCATTTTCAGAGAACGGAACTTACACCGAGGCTGCTCTAGAATAAGATCCTGAGACGTTGTCCCAAAAGCAGTGGACTCATCGCTGGGAAGAATAAAGGCAATCGCGTTATTATGGCTATTTCCACCACACATAACGGTGAACTCGATCTTGGAAGCCTTCACGCGATAATTGTAGTAAAGACTGGCCCACTGATCGAAGAAGTACGGTTGCAAACCGGTACCGGTCAAGTCAGGATCGTACAAGGAGTTGAGCTTGTACACGTTAGCTGAGACGTTTCCTGTGGTTTGAGTCCAAGTGAGTCGCTCGCTAAAGACGAGTTTAACGAAGAGACGATCGGGACAAGCACTCGGTTGTCGGATAACAGCCGTTGAAGGATGGCCGGTTCTCTTTTTAGCCGACCTAAATACCTTTCGTGAATTGTAGCGACGACCCCCGGCGCGCGCCTTACGTGCAAACATCCTCCGACCAGCACGTCGGCCAGAGATTTTGCCTCTGCGACGCATTTGTAGTTCATTGGACACTTGTGACTTTTTACATACTACAAAAATTTTCGATTGGGTGCAGGAAAAAAACATGACCGACGAAAAAAATTCCGACGAAAAATTTCCTGACGATGGAAAAGCTAAGCGACACTGGCTTTTCACTTCATACAAGGACTCAGTGGCTTTCGGAAATCTGGTGCGAGGTTATGCTTATCAACGCGAAAAGTGCCCAAAAACCGGGACACTACATTGGCAAGGATATATGGAGCTTAGTCGCCCAGTACGCCTTAAACAGGCACAAAGAGAGTGCGGTGATGACGTTGCACATATGGAGGCTAGACGTTGGCCGCGAGATAAAGCCATCACATACTGCACTAAGGAAAGGACTAGGGTTGATGGTCCTTGGGTATCTGGCTCATGTGAAAAGCAACAGGGACAAGGTAGACGAAGCGACCTTCACGCAACTGTTGACACTCTTAAGGAGAAAGGCATACAAGCTGTTGTCGACGAACACCCGGTTGAGTACGTCAAGTACTTTAAGGGTCTGGAACGGCTTGAGCAAAAACTTCAACCTGCCGTACCCAAATGGAATCCACCTCACGTCACAGTACTTGTTGGAGAGACTGACATGGGCAAGACTAGATGGGCTTTCGAAAACTACCCGGACCTTTACCTCGTCGAAGCACCAAAGAAGGGACAAAACCTGTGGTGGGATGGTTACACGGACCAAAAAACTATCCTGATCGACGAATTCCGGGGTTGGATCGACTTCTCCAAACTACTGAGGATACTCGACGGATACCCCATGCGACTCGACGTAAAATTCGGTCACGCGCAAAAACGCTGGAACCACGTTATTATCACCAGCAACAGAACGTACAAGGAATGGTATCACGGAAAAACCGATGCAGACTGGGCTGCACTCAAGAGACGCCTTACATGCTATTTAGAATTTAGTAAGGCTGTAACGGTTGTAACGTTGTAACGAAGTGGCGGGTAATACTGGACCGCCACTGTTTCGTATAAAACTTTCTTCACAACTATATTGTTCCGCCTAACGGCGGGTGAACCCCCTGCCCCCCACCGACCTGGGGTGGGGGGGGGCGGGCGGGGGATTCCACATCTGGCGGGAGCCTCTCAAATATAAAACTTAAGACACAGCAGGACGCTTGCGGTTATAAAACTCCGCATAGAAGGTGATCTTAGTGATCGTGTT